AAAATTTGAGGCTGGAATGATATGAGCGATATAAAAACTCACGAATGTTTTCCTACAATTGTATCTTCTTTTACTCTTGAACTTGCTCATGGAAATATGATTGATTATGTAGAGAAAAAAAATTCATCTGAAACTGCCATTAAACAAACAGAAGATGACTTACATAAAATAGATGTTTTTAAACCGTTGGTAAAAGGTATCTTAGATAATACAAAAATAGTTTTGAATAATCAAGATTACTATCACAATTCCATAGAAATTACTGGTATGTGGGCAAATCAAATGGGAATGGGACAAACACATCCACCACATACTCATTCAAATAATTTTTTATCTGGTGTGTATTATTTGTATAGTTCTGATCAAACTGCCCCAATACAATTTTTTGACCCAAGACCTCAAGCCTCTGTATTACAACCAAGAAATAAACCTAACCGATATAATTCAAGTATGTTGCAATTTAATTCTGTTGAAAGAACAGGATATATTTTCCCATCTTGGTTAATGCATTGGGTGCCGATAAATAAAGTTGAAAGAATTAGTGTATCTTGGAATATTATAGTTAGAGGCCCTTACGGACAATCTAATAGTTTGCAAAATGCGAATATCTAAAAAAAATGAAGTGTACCTAGTTCTAGAAGATTTAGAACCTTCAACACAAGAGGAACTATCAACCTTCTTTACTTTTGAAGTGCCAGGCGCTAAGTTTATGCCCATGTATCGTAATCGTATGTGGGATGGTAAAATTCGTTTGTTCAGTCCAGCTAGTGGTGAAATATATGTTGGACTACTGCCATATGTAAAAGAATTTTGCTCAAGAAATCAAATTAAATATATACTAGAAGAAGGAGTAGAGAATGAACGCATTGTTGAAAAACAAGTTGTCAAAGGATTTGTCAAATCCCTCAAACCAAAATCAAAGGGGAAATCTCTTAAAGTTCGTGATTACCAAATTGATGCAGTACAACATTGCCTTTCAACATCTCGTTCTCTTCTTGTTTCTCCTACTGCTTCTGGCAAGTCGCTTATAATATATTCGTTAATTCGTTATTACCATATGATGGGTTTGAAAACTTTAATACTCGTTCCTACAACTTCTTTAGTGGAACAAATGTATTCTGATTTTGAAGATTATGGTTGGAGCTCTGGTACATACTGTCAAAAGATATATCAGGGACATGATCGCAATGTTACAAAGGATGTTGTGATATCTACTTGGCAATCTCTTTATAAGATGCCAAAAAAATATTTTGAAAATTTTGGTTGTGTGATTGGAGATGAAGCTCATTTATTTAAGGCAAAATCTCTTACAGGTATAATGACTAAGTTACACCTATGTAAGTACAGGCATGGTCTTACAGGGACGCTGGACGGTACACAGACGCACCGACTTGTATTAGAGGGACTATTCGGCCCTGTAGAAAATGTAATTACCACAAAAGAGTTGATAGATAATAAAACTCTTGCAAATTTAAAAATAAAATGTATAGTTTTAAATCATCCAGAATCAACAGGTAAAATTATAAAGGAATTTACATATGCTGAAGAATTGGAATATATTGTCACTAACCAGAAAAGAAATGATTTCTTGGTTAATTTATTACGGCATGTGTCTGGTAATACTCTTTGCTTGTTTCAGTTGGTAGAAAAACATGGTATGCCATTACACAATCAAGTTAAGGAAGAAATAAAAGATCGTGAAATATTTTTTGTTTATGGAGGAACAGATACAGATACAAGAGAAAATATTAGGGCCATTGTAGAAAATGAAAAGAGTTCAATTATTGTTGCAAGTTATGGTACGTTTTCTACTGGTATTAATATTCGTAACATTAATAACATCGTGTTTGCGTCACCATCAAAGTCCAGAATTAGAGTATTGCAGTCAATTGGGAGAGGTTTGCGGGCAAGTGAGAGTAAGGATTCTATTTTAGTATTTGATATATCTGATGATATGTCTTATAGAGGAAAAAGGAATTTCACGCTTTCCCACTTTACAGAACGAATAAATATATATAACGAACAACAATTTACGTATGAAATTAGCAAGGTAAATCTAAAATGAATGTACATGCCACATATAAAGTTATAAAACTTATGAATGGGGAAAGTATTATCTGTTTAGCTAGTAACGAACATGTTGATGGTAAATACGAAATAGAGCTCCCATTAAAAATGGAATTACTCTCTAGAGCTACAAAAAATGGTTCTGTTGAATCTTTAAATTTGAGTAGATGGATTGGCCCCTATACAGAAGAAACAAATTTTAAAATTAAAGAGTCACACATTCTTTTAATTGCAGAAGCTTCAGAAGGATTGATTCGATATTATGAACATGCCGTAAAAGAAATGGAACAATGGAATCAGCCCGAAGATAGAAAACTTTTAGAGGATGTTAATGAAGAAGATGTTTATGATCAACTTCTAGAAGAATTAGTTATGGATAACAAGTCAATTCATTAATTGGGATACATACCCATTATACACATTATTTTAGAATTGTCAAGTTACTTTATTGTTTTAAATAGTTACTTGACATTTTGTTAGTTTTGATGTAATATCTATAAATGAATTGATTATGTAAGGAGTTTCTATGGCAAAATTAAAAAAACAAAAAAGTGTTCATTACGTTGACAATAAAGAATTTCTTAAAGCTATGATTGAGTTTAAAGAAATATGTAATGATTCTAGAGAAAAAGAAATTGAACGTCCACCAGTATCAAATTATATTGGCGAATGTTTTTTAAAGATAGCAACTCACTTATCATATAGACCAAACTTTATTAATTACACATATAGAGAAGATATGATTTCTGATGGTATTGAAAATTGCTTACAATATGTAGAAAATTTTAATCCTGAGAAATCAAAAAATCCCTTTGCATATTTTACTCAAATTATTTACTATGCGTTTCTACGCCGAATTGCAAAAGAGAAAAAGCAAACTCATGTAAGAAACAAAATAATAGAAAATGTTTCATATGAATCTTGGGAAACAATGTCTGGTGATGATTCTTCATATTCTGTTGTAGGTTTCGATCCAACTATAATGCTTCCTGATGAGGATGTATATAAACCTAAAAAGAAATCAACAAGTAAGACTAAAGGCCTTGAAACCTTTATGGAGAAAAAAGATTGAAGATTGCGATTATAACCGATACACATTTCGGTGCAAGGAATGATAATTTAAACTTCAATGATTACTTCTATAAATTTTACGAGAATACATTCTTTCCTCTTTTAAAAGAACGAGGAATTACAACATGTATTCATATGGGAGATGTTGTTGATAGACGTAAGTATATAAGTTATCGTATTGCAAATGATTTACGTAAAAGATTTATTGATAAATTTAAAGAGTTAAATATTGATTTACATATTCTTATTGGTAATCATGATACCTATTACAAGAATACTAATGAAGTAAATTCTATGGAAGAACTTGTTGGCTCTGATAGATTTAAAATATATTCTGAACCTGAGATTGTAGAATTTGATGAAACACCTATTTTATTTGTGCCATGGATTAATGCAAATAATTATAATAAGTCTATAGAGTTTTTAGAAACTGCAAATACAGATATTCTTATGGGCCATCTTGAGATAAGTGGTTTTGAAATGCATCGTGGGCAATTTTTAGAAAATGGATATGATAAAAAATACTTTCGTAGATTTGATACAGTATTCAGTGGGCATTTTCATCACAAGTCAGATGACGGCCAAATATATTATCTAGGAACACCATATGAAATTTACTGGAATGATTATAATGATCCTAAAGGATTTCATATCTTTGATACAGCATCACGCGAACTTGAACGTATTGTAAATCCATACACCCTTTTTAGAAAAATATATTATGATGATACACAAGAAAACTATAACGATCATGATGTTGCACAATATAAAGATCAGTATGTAAAACTTATTGTTGTCAATAAAAAAGACTTATACGATTTTGATAAATTTGTAGATAAACTTCTTATGGCTGATGCATATGAAGTTAAGATTGTTGAGGATTTTTCTGAACTTGATGCAAGTAATGTATCAGATGATATTATTGAAAATACAGAAGATACAATGACTTTACTTGAACGATATGTAGATGAATTGGATTTAACACTCGACAAGAAAAGACTGAAAAATACTATGAAGTCTTTATATAATGAAGCACAGGACTTGGAAATTTGAAAAAAGAAAACGATGCTCGTGTTTACGACTTTAAAATTAAAGAGATTTCTAAATATGAAGCTGCTGAGTTGGTTCAAACTTATCACTATTCAAAAGTAATGCCTACGCTTACTAAGTATTTTTTAGGATGTTTTTTAGAAGATGAATTAGTTGGTGTATTGACTCTAGGTTGGGGAACACAACCAAGACATACATTTAACAAATTATTTCCACAAGAAGAAATTTTAAAAAAGAAAGAAATTATAGATGATATGAATCTTGTAGATTTAAAATCTCTTGATGAGTTTGAACATGATATAAATGATTGGTATTATGAAATTGGTAAAATGTGTATGAAACCAGAGATGCCAAGAAACTCTGAATCACAAATGTTATCAGGTGTTGTGAAATGGATGAAAGAAAATACAAACGCAAAATTTTTATATACATGGGCAGATGGTATAATGGGTAAGCCTGGATATGTATATCAAGCTGCAAATTTTTTATATGGTGGATTTATTTGGACACAGATTTATATTAGTAATAAAGGAGAAAAAATTCATCCTAGATCTAGTAAAAGATTATGTTTAGAAAATTATGATTTTAAAATGGAACGAGAACCAAAATTTTTTGAGGGCAAAAAGATAGATAAGAAAACAGGAAAAGCAAGAATATATTGGTTGACTCAAGACTTCCTTGATCATAAGGGCATAAGTAAAATATATGGTAAACAGTTTCGTTATATTTTTCCCTTAAATAAAAAGGTAAGAAAACTTTTAAAAACATCAAGTGTAGAATGGGATTTAAAATATCCAAAAGTTAATGATTTAGTTTGGAATAAATCTACAGTAGAGGGTAAAAAACAATTGAGTGGTATGCCATATATTGATAGTAATATGACAGAATATAATAGTAAAAATGTAAATGCACATAAGGTTAAAAAAGTTAAAAAAGTTAAAAAAGTTAAAGTTACAGGTAACTTGGAGGCTTTTATTTGATTAATTTTAATTATGTTCGTTGGCGCAATTTCTTAAGCACTGGTAATAACTTTACTGAAATACAATTAAATAGAAATCCAACTACTCTTATTATTGGAGAGAATGGTTCTGGTAAATCTACTATTCTTGATGCACTATGCTTTGGTTTGTTTGGAAAACCATTTCGTAATATCAATAAAGCACAATTAGTAAATTCTGTCAATAATGGTTCTGCTATTGTTGAGGTTGAATTTTCTATTGGCCCTAAGAATATTAAAGTTATTCGTGGTATTAAACCAAATGTATTTGAGATTTACATTAATGGTACGATGCATAATCAACATGCAAATG